CTCCTGGCAAGAGACTGCTCTCTAAGCGCCAATGTTCAAGACGCTCAATCGTCCAAGAGGGTTATTGCCGACAGCATGCCAAGGAAATGATGAAACTGGGGAAGATACCGGAGAGAAGAATATGACCAGAGTGGAAAGGTTCAGGGCGAAAAATCGTGGACGTTACGCAATCCGGCAGGCTGGCATTCTGGTTCTAAGGCCATTCGAGACCAGAGAACAGGCTTGCGAGTGGGCGACTGGAAATTACAGGCACCCAGAGAACTGGGACGTCGTGCAGCTTTGAGCAGTGTGTTGACGGAGGAACGACGCGATGACCCCGCTGTTGATTGAAATCCTGATGCACTACGCCACACGCGGCGACGACTACCGCGATGGAGATTTCAGCGCGCCGGCGGTGCGCGAGGGCATAGATTGGCTGCGCGACGACGCGAAGCTGATCGAGCATCGCCAGCCGAACGCCGCCATCTCGAATATGTATCAGCTAACCGAGCGCGGGCGCGTTTACTTTGATGCGCTGCAATCGGTGCCATTGCCCGTGCAGGTTTGGGTCATGCCAGCGGCGAAAGCGGCCTAGAGATAAGCGAAAGCTGAACCATGGAACACACAAAAGGCCCTTGGGAAATCGACCACGGCTTGCGGATCATCGCCCGCAACGTTGAGCGCGGACCTATGCCGGTCGCTGACGTTCGCGGATGGGGCTATCTGACCGGCAAGGGTCACGGTGCGCTTGGCCTTCCGTTCGACGAGGCCGAGAAAATCCAGACTGCAAACGCCCGCCTGTTGGTTGCCGCGCCGGACATGGCACACGAAGGCAAGTTTCTGCTGGACCGCCTTGACGACTTTGAGCGCGAAATTCAGAGCGACGAACTTGCGCGCGAATGGGCCGGGCACGTCTCTCCGTCGATAGAGAGGCTTCGCGCGATAATCGCTAAGGCCCTATGCGCTGATGGGCAAACACAGGATTTAAAATGAAGACCGTTCAAGCCTACGGCGGCAAGATGATGTTCTGGCAGGACCATGGCGGAGGATGGTCATGGTGTGCTCGACGCCCTTACCGGAGCCACAAGCCCCGGCCAACGACTCTCACGAACAATGACGGGGAGCAGCTTTATATCTTTGGTTCTGGGAGCTACGGCGAGGGTCACTCCCACTCGCTGAGAGATGCCAGGCGTGCAGCTCTAACCGTGCTGCGATAATTCGGAGTGACGAAGATTTTGGACGAGGATCAATCGAAATGATTGAGAACTTGCGAGACGCAGTGAAAGAGTTCGACCGCGTGCAAAACATCGGCCGGCACATGTATTGCTACTTGGAATCATTATCGAGGATGCCGGACCTGCCGTACAAACTTGCCGGCCTGCGGCCCATCTCCGAGATGCTTCCTATCTGGCACAAGGAGCTTTTAGGGCAAGAGAAGCCACCGGAATCCTGAGATAAACCATAGCTGGAACGATGAAGATCGAACCCCGCAACATGACCCGAGAGGAAGCCGCAGCCTACTGCCGCTGCGAGACCGTTTCCGCGTTCAACGACTGGGTCAGGCGCGGAATTATCTGTGGACCAATCCCCGGAACCCACCGCTGGGACCGCAAGGCGCTGGACGCCTCCCTTGACCGGGCTTCCGGGCTCGTCACTACCATCCAAGGCGGAGTCGATGAATACGAGGCGTGGAAAGCAAGTGAGGCTGCGGCTCAGGGGAATTAACACCGTCACCCGCAAGCGCGCGGACGGCTCCTCTGTTGTTTACCGCTACCACCGCAAGACCGGCGTCCAGATCAAGGGGCTGCCGGGCACGCCTGAATTTCTTGAAAGCTACGCCGCCGCCGAGAAGTCGATGCGCGACCGCGGCGGGGACACGATCTTCGCCTGGATCAGGAAATTCGAAGCCAAGAAATTCGACGGCTACGAGGAGACCACCCGCAACGAGTACGTCCGCAAGTTCAAGATCATTGAGCGGAAGTGGGGAGCGGTCCCGGTTACCCTGACGATGCAGCCTGGATTCCGGCGCGACGTGATCGAATGGCGGGATGAGATCGCCAAGCGGGCCAAGCGGGAGGCGGACAATCTGGTGAGCGCCCTCGCCTGCGTTCTGGATTGCGCCCGCGACGGCGGCAAGATCGGCGCCAATCCGCTATCGAATATCGAGCGCGTCTATCACGCCGATCGATCCGACAAGATCTGGCTGCCCGAACATGTGGATGCCTTTACGAAGGCGGCACCGACCGAGATGTGCCAGGCGCTCATGCTGGCGATGCACACCGGCCAGCGGCAAGGTGACCTGCGCCGGTTGCCGTGGTCAGCCTATGACGGCGAGCGCATTACGCTGCGCCAGAACAAGACCAAGGTAGAAGTTTCGATACGCTGCACCGCGGCGCTCAAGCGGATGCTGGACGGCATGGCCCTAGAGAAGAAGGGGCCGTTGATCCTGACCACCCCTACTGGCCGGGCGTGGCAGAAGCGATATTTCGCGGAGTGCTGGCAGGAAGCATCTGAGGCGGCCGGCATCACCGACCTGCACTTTCACGACCTCCGCGGTACGGCGGTCACCATGCTGGCAGAGGCGGGCTGTACGGTGCCTGAAATCGCAGCGGTGACCGGACACAGCCTCGCCCACGCGCAACGAATCCTGGACGCTTATATGGCCCGCACGAGGGCCTTGGCTGACGCCGCTATTCTGAAGCTTGAGCGCCACGCAAAGCGTTTGCAGAAGCGGTCTTAACCCATTGATTCACGGTCGCGGAAAAATGACCCCGTTTGCAGAAATCATCAGCAAAAACACCAGTTCTCCTCAATCTGGGGGACTGGGGGTCGCGAGTTCGAATCTCGCCGCTCCGACCAAATTATCGTGTAAAATCAAATATGATTTGGGTGAGCGGGCGTTTGCAAGAGCGCACCGTTTGCAACCCGTTTGCAGAATTTGTTCCTGAATCGTGCTGGAGGGTGAGAGGATGAGCGAAGGCTACCTGATTTTCTGGGGTGTTGTGCTGCTAATCGCGGCGTTCGGCCTTGGCTACATAATCGGTTACGACCACGCCTCAGACCGATATTGCGAGGGACGATGAGCGACAAACCCCGGTTTGAATTTATCACCCACATCGCGCCCTACTCTGACGGCAGCGGCTATCAGGCGACCGTCAAGGTCATGGACACCGATGAAGGCCCTGCACTGTCGATTGAGACCGCCTACCGGCTACCGCTCAATCAGTGGGCCTCTTTGCGTAAGGCCGTAGATGACCTTGTTGAACTCGCCGAAAAGCACGAACAGTAGAGATGAGCGGACAGATGATCAGCAAAATAGCCGAGACCTTGAAGGCTCTACCGATCAGGGACCGAGCCGATGAAGGCGGCGAGCTGGATCAGCTTCGGTTGCGCGAGGCTGCCCGTGCTGTTCTTGTGGCGATCCGAGAGCCGAGCAAAAAGATGGTCGACGCGGCCTATTGGGCGGCGCATGACGAAAGCGCGGAAGCCGTGTGGCAGAAGATGATAGACACGGCCCTGTCCGAAGATGCCTTATGAGCAGGAGAGGAAGATGGACCCGAGACGCTTAGCTGACCAAGTTGCCGAGGCAATCAACCAACTGATCGGCGCCCATATCGTTGTGCACGGGCATCACGCTCCGATTGGCGTGGTACAGGCGGCGACCACCAATCTATCCGCCGCCATCGAAGCGCAGATCCGGCTGATGGTGCCGGAGAAAGTCGCGCAGTGATCCAAACACGCTCTCTAGCTACACCTCCAGCGGATCGAACTCCTCGCCCAGCGCAAAAGCCTCCGCGCGTTCCGTATTGCCGGGAATGTAAAGATCGAAGGCGGACGGCGCCCTACCCTTATTATTGCAGTGCTTGCAGCGGAATGTGAGATCGCGAAGCTGGCGCATGTCGCCGCGGTGGCCCTTTAGTTCCGGCAAGCCCACCACCTTCCGCCGGCCGCAGGAGCAACAGCGGATGCCGAGCAGGCCGCAGTGCATGTAAACAGTGTGGACGTTGGGGGGCGGCATGGCGGCGTTTTAAACGAGCCGCCGCGGGCTTTAAAGCCCTCAGGAAAAGGTAATCTCCGGCAAGGCATCCGGAGCCGCGGACCTCACAACCTCGGACGTGAACTTGGCGGAATCCTGCAGGAGCAGCGCAACCTGGGTGGCCGTCAGGGCGACGTAAAAATGGTTTTTGTCCGTCGTCAGCGATAGCGTTGCATCCTCTCCATTGCGGAAGAATGCGAGGCTGCGGCAGGTCAGATGCTCAGTCATGCGTCAAAGAAATCCCTTCCGATGAGAACCGCGCGGATGCCATCCGATCGCTCATAGACGGCCGCCAAGGCTTGCCAGCCGACCGCCTCGAATGACGGCAAATCCTTTTCGTCAATGTACTGGCAAAGGCTAGCCAATCTTCGCCGCGGTGTTCTGGAATCGCTTTCTGTGCTGCTTGGTCTGCTTGTCGTCTCGCCAGCACCGCCATTTGATTTTTCCATCAGGACCAACCTTGACCTCTACATGGTGTGTTAGCGAACAATCGCAGCATATCTCGGTGAAGCGCCCGCGTGAATCGACGGTCTGCCACTCACCGTCATAAACCTGTGCAACATCGCGCTTGCGTGGCTTGCTCATACTTTGATGATCTCACCTCGAAATTGGACGTGATTGTCATCCCAGGTGAGGCATAGAGACGGCTCCAATAGCTCACCGTTGACGAACTTAAGGACGGCAAAGCCCGAGCCGTGATTTCGGAATCCGTCTTCCGTGTAGGCAAGAAATTGCGGACCGTATGGATCGGCGAGGCAACCGCAGTCGACGCCGTATCGAGTGCCTGGGTTATAGTCGCGAAACGGAACCACCTTCGGGGAATGCAGGTGGCCAGTGACAATGGTCTTGCCGCTACGGATCGTGTTGTTCCAGACCGCGTGGTCCCCACCACGTCCACGGTGACGCACCACGACTTGATCGTTGATCCACACTGACCAGCAAGGGGTCAGCCGATTGGAGAAGTGATCCTTGAGGTGAAAGCCCTTGATCTTCGCGTACTCATGCGCGCGATCGGCAAGCCGGGATTCAAACCTGGCATCGTGGTTGCCCTGCGGCCATGCCATCAACGCCTTCTTGGGGGCCGATAGCACCAGCTCATTGAGCCAGTTCTGTACCGCCTCCAGTTCCTCGATAACGGAGGGTGAACGCTCCCACATGATCGGGGCGTGACGGGAGATTGCCGCGCCGTCGAAGATGTCGCCGTTGAGGATGATGCCCTTGGGATTCCGCTCCTTGGCGAACTTCACGAAGGCCCGCATGGCGGGGGTGTACTTGTCGTTCCAGATATGGGCGTCGGAGCCGATAAGGACTTCGCCGTTCTCGATCTTCCATTCGAGGCGATGATTGCCCCTCCCCGGCGCGCGAGGCTTCCCGCCGGGCCCTATAGGGCTTACCAGCGGACGGCCGATAAGGTTCTCGACGGTCTTCCGCCGCGACATGATGCTGCGGATGGCCATGTCGTGCTTGTCCCGCATATAGGCGGGGCCGTAGGTCTCGAACTCATGCACGAACTGCGCTTGTTCGATCTTGGCCATCAGCGCAGCCCCGCGTATCGGCTGCTCGGCACCTCGAAGTGCCCGGCATCTGCCCTGCGCCATTGCGCGCCATGGAACAGGCCACAGTCAGCCGCCAGCGCGTTTATGTTGGAGGGAAAGCGAGCAATCACCCTGTTGCGGGCAGTCTGGTTGATGTCCAGCGCGTGGCCGGATGGGTGCTTGCTGTGATTGGGGCGCTTGCCGTAGCCGCCCATGAATTTGATTTTGTACCCCGCCCTGTCGAGCGCGGTTACCAGGCATTGGAATTTCGGAGCGGAGGATGGCGCTACATTTGCCTTTGCGCCGGAGGTTGATCGGACCATGGTTGCTTGAGCAGCATTCGGCAACACCAGCGCGAGCGCGAGTGCTGCCGCGCGTAGGCGCAGCATGCAGGAACCTCTAGGTTGTTGGCAGGGGTGACGGCCCGCTACACGAACGGGCCGTCAGAAGCGGCTAGGCTGCCGCAGGAGCAGGCTGAAGGGAGATTATTTCCGTGGTGCGTCCGGCTGCATTTTCAATGATTGCCTTTTGAAAGACATCGTTTGGCCAGCCGCCAACCGGCACGCAGTTTCGATGCGGACCTATATCGACCCGAATATCGTCGCTAGGATTCTTCCGATGAAGCGTAATCTCGGCTCCGCCGACTTGATCCATTCGCAGGATTGTAAAACTATCTGCCGCCTCAATCCGCTGGCGACCGCCCTCATGGCTGTAGAATTTGATCGTAAACATTCTGCTTTCTTTCTTCTGCTGATAGCTGGAAAGCGTCCAGCGGCGCACGCCCACGCTTGGAAAATCTGGACTGGCGGGCACCCCAAAAATCAATTTTGCGCCTTACGCCCGCTCCTGAAGCGGTCAACAATCAGGATGACGTACCAGAGGCAGGCGAGCCCCGCGGCGACGGTCGGCAGATAGCCGAGGGCAGAAAGAATGATCAATGCAATGCTTCCAATGTCGATTGCCGCGTGATGGGTCGGAATGATGTGGTGCGGAACGTCCGGCAGACTCATTTCACGCCCTTCAGCTTCTCTACGGTCCGCATGGTGCCGAGGCCCAACATGCCGCCGAGGATCGCGATGATGTTGCTCATATCGACAGGCGGGAGATGAAACGCCGGCTGAATGATCGAATAGACGAAACCAAAGCCGCACACCCATCCGATGAAAGGCCGCCACCCGGCGACGAAGATCGACGGGTTAGATGCCTCCGCCGTGTTCGTGGCTGACTGTGCCGCAGCGATCTGCGCTGCGAGGTCTTGCAGCTTATTGGCTGCCTGAGCGCGCTGCTCGGCGTTCGGAAACATCGCCAGAATATCGCGGGCCAGATCGGCGATTGGCCCCAAGCCTAGAAGGTCCATTTATTTCTTCCTGAAGATCGAGAGGATTGCGCTGATGATCTGAGCGATGAGGTTCGCGCCCTGATGCTCAGGCTCCGGCCGCGGAATATCAGGCGGCGGCGGAACGGAAACCGGCTTGTCCAGTTGAGCCTTGGCCATCGCCTTGGCGGTCTGCTTCACATCGGCAACGCGAGAACCCCACCCCTTCCCATAGACCGGCCACGTCTTGAGCCCCTTCAGGAATTGCAGGCGGGCATCGCAAAGCTGTTCAATCCGAGTGATCGTGTCGCCGGAGGTCTTGCCGTAATAGGTCAGCGCCCGCGTGATGCCCGAGTTGACCGCGAAGTCGAAGACCGCGAAGTCGAGCCCCGCCGCCAGACCATCACAACCAGCCGGGGACCAATAATGTTTGCGATAGATTTCAAGAGCCACAGCAAGAGGCATCTTGCGAACGTCTTCCGCGTCCGCGTCCGGCTTCCAATACTTGCGGGCATCGGCAATCGTGATGCCCCAATTGGTCGGTCCGCCGGGGTCCGAAGGATGGTTGGTGTAACCCCCTTCATAGCCAAGCGTCTTCTTGATGCTCGGCTCGCGGTTTTCGACGGTCACAGCTTGTCCGCCGCGCTCTTAACCGCGCTCTCGATCTTCGGCCAGTAGTACCAAGCGGCACCGACCGCAGCAGCGCCGACAACGACGCCCGCAAGAAACAGCATTTCAGTTCTCCTAAGTCAGTGTGCCTGGCAGAAAGCATTGGAGCTTGCCGCCCCATCGCCAGACGATTGCAAAGCCAACGCGGTTCGGAACGCTAACGACGGCTTCCTTCGGGACGCGCACCCATTCCCCGTCGATCCGAACGGAGTAGCCGTCCTCGTCCTGCCGCCAGTCCACGTCTTCAAGACGGGTGCCGTCAGACGTGTCGCAGCACGGGACGCCCAAGGGGGATTTGAGCGACTTGAACCACTCGCGGATGTCGCTTGGGGCCGAGGCGAACTGTCCATTATCCCTTGCGAAAGCGGCACTTAGCAGCGCGCAGACCATCGCCAGCGCGCCAATGATGGCGACCGTTCGGTGAGACATGTTTCCTCATTGAAAACCGCCCGGAGGCGGCTTGCGGTTGAATCAACCCGCGGTAGAATCGTGGGTATGGGGCGCACTAAGCTGAAGCAGGACTTTTTGAGCCTGATCGGGCTGATCGGGTTGCTTTGCGCCATCTGCAAAGACAAAATCGTCGATCTTTGCCGACGCAGAAAGCCACCATGAAATTCGGACCTGAACACGAAATGCCATGCGATGATCCGCGCACCATCGCGTGCACGAAATCGCTCTGTCAGATCGCTGGCGAGTGCCAGTTCTGGCTTTACAACGAAGGCCGGGTCATAGAACGCCTGAGGGAGGCAAACACCAATGCGCGTCGCGGTACTCGGGATCACTGATCGCCCAGCGACCTACTACGTCACCAAGGCGCTGATCGAAGCGGGAGCGAGACCCGCTCAACTCATCCTCGACAACCGCCCCTCTCGTCCGAAGGACATCGAAATCTGGCAGGCGCGCACAGATGGCAGGCTACCCGGCGGTGACCTGATCGCCCTTGGCGTTCCTGCCATCGGCGTGCCCGGCCACACGGGCGCATGGCTCACTACCTACCTGAGCCAATTCGATTTGATCGTCAGCGCAGCCACCACGGGAATTTGCTCAAACGAACTACTGAAATCGCCGCGGATCGGTGTTCTCAACGTCCACCCAGGAATGCTGCCGAACTATCGCGGGGCAACCTGCGTCGAGTGGGCAATCTACAATGACGATCAGGTCTGCAACACGGTCCACTTCATGACCGACAAGATCGACGAAGGCCCGATCGTCAGGCGCGAATCCTATACGTTTCCGAAGAATGCGACTTACGTCGATGTGCGAGTGACAGTTCTAAGCGAAGGCTACAAGCTGCTTGCAGACGCGGTACGCAACATCATCGACCACGACTACTCAATGGCCGATGCCGAACAGCAGGGCGCCGGCACATTCCACAAACCAATTCCGCCCGACAAAATGCTTGCAGTCCTCTCTAAGCTAGAGGCCGGGCAATATCGCTATCAGTTCGACTAGGCCATCCACTCGGCTACGAGCTTCTTTTCCTGAATGCCGTTGGCCGTGAAGAAGGTTACCGATCCGCCGTTCGCCTCGACAACAGAAACCAGCGCGTTGACCTTGGTTTCGCCAACGCTGTCCGCCGAGGCGATCCTGTGAGTGGCGAGGATGCAGGCACCGGGATTTGCCGGATTGCTGACCGACGCTCCGTTATCCCGACCCCACTGTCCCCATGTCCCGGACGGGACCGTCCCCGAGTTGATGCCGAAGGCATTGGATGCCCAAGCAGAGCCGCCAGCGGGGACGTAGCAGTTCACGGATTGGTAGTAGGAGAGCCGCACATCCTGCTGATCGCCGCAGAACACCTTAAGGCTATTCCCGGCATTGCCTCGCAGTATGGCCCACGATGCCGTGCCGCCCCCACGAGGGTCTTCAGCGCCAGCCTCAATGATGACACGCCGCTGATTGTGACGATTCCACACGTCATAAAGACGACTTGGGCCATAGGTGCGGTGAGCCGTCACCTGCCCGGCTACGTCGCCAACGCGAACCGCCCCGACATGGATTGCCTGACCGGCTGGAATGGTGACAACCCCGGCTGCGGTCTTTAACGGGACATCAGCCGAGTTGACCGGAACGCCCTTGTAGAGTTGCGTTGCAGCGCGAGAGGTTGGCCCGGACGGCGCGGTAGTTGTGCCCGACGATGTGATGTAAAGCCGCCGCCGAGCACAGCGAACGGCATTTGTCCCGTTGCCCTGAAACACGGTCCAGAAGCACGTATAGGCCGCGCTTGTGTCGATGCCGGTGTGTTGTTCGTAATAGGCGGCCGATCCACTCGGAAGCGTGCCGCTGGCGATCTGAACAGCCGTCGAAATGTCGTTCGTATTCGACGCCATCAGCTTGAAGCCGATAGCTGTCCAGTTACCGATGAAACCATCGTCGGTCGGTGACCACAATTCCAGCTTGGTAACGGTTTGCGGCGTATCGAACATCACGCCGCACGAGTTCTGCGCAGCGTATCCGCTCGATGCCGGGGACGGGCTAAAGGATGATGCCGAAGATGTCTTGGCGTTGTCGCCTGTGTTTGCTGCGGCAACCCCGCCATTGGCCGTCATCCCGCCGATAGCTTGGCCGCCCGTCAGTTCAAGGAAATTGCCAGATGGCGGCGGCGGAGGTGGAGCGCCGAGATTGGTCCAGCCGGCAGTGGTGCCGAGTTTGGTTACGCCGCTGTCATCGTAAGCAAAGAAATCATAGCCCAGATTTGGCGTGTGAAAGGCCGGATCGAGATCATAGACCATGCCGACCTGATCGGTCGGGCCGCTGGTGAATGGACGGACGACAACCGAACCGTCCGATAACACCAACGGAATGCTGTCGCTCTCGAATGGCGCGAGGAACGCGCGATTAACACCAATGCAATCTGACGTGATTAACGGCTGCGCTTGCTGAAGCGTAAGTCGTCCGCCGAACAGATTCACGGCTTAGGCCATCACTTCATCGAGCATGATTGTCGATGTCGTGTTGCCGGTGCTCCAGGTTACGGCGTTGGTGTTATCGCTTGAGCTGATATAAACGCTATAGGCTTGCGATGATGTGGTGCCGGGAGCATCCAGCGCAAACAGGGTTGCGGTTGAGATCGGGGTTCCACCAGAAGCGTTCCCGGTAAACGCGCCAGAATTTCCGATGCTGGTTGACGTGCCGCGCCTCAGAGTAAGGGTATTGATGGTTCCAAAAGAAACAGTACCCACAGGCCCGCTTGCAATAATCTTCACGGCGTTGGCGGCACTCGTCGGAGTGATGCTGGCAGTTAAATTGGTTGCCGCTGGCGTGGACGACGTTACGCTCTTTGTAGTCGAGTTGGTCGCATACACAGTCTGAATGATGTTGCCGGGCAGCGGCACGCCGGGGCCATAAAGCTGGATGCGAGATGGATTGACGTTCCAGCTACCCGCCGTCGAAAGGCCTGAGTTGTAATCGGCATAGCCAAGAACACAGTAGGCTACCGATGAACGCGCCGTCGTCGAGTATGGAACTCCGGCACTATCGGATGCGCCAGCACCACCCTCTGCCGTGGTCGAGATAATCGGAAACTGACCAAGCGGATAGATCGCCGTTCCAGTGAAGCAGTTGACGACGAACATCTCGACCGTGCCGGCATTGTCGAGCAGCCCCATCCAGACTCGGAACGGTACGTTATTGGTAGCGCCCAGCGTCGATCCGGATGAGACCGTTACAGAGGTCGCAGCCGTGATCGCGCGATAAACATAGTTACCTGTGCCGGCCGTCGCATTGCGGAAGCAAACCAGAACCGGGTCGGTCGAGGACGGCGTATTGCCAGCCAGCGTCTTCAGGGTGAACGTAACGGCGTTTGAGCTATTTGACTGAACAATGGTCCCGTTGATGATGTCGCCAGCCATCAACTGCTTGCCGATGAGCGTGCCTTGCAGGCCGGTCGTGTTCCAGTTAGCGCCGTCCGTGAAGGCAAGGAAGCCGGCCTGTGGCGCGATCTGGACTGAAGTATTGCCGTCGATCGTCTGTCCGCCGGAGCCTTGAACAGTGATGGTCGTGCCGGACAGATTGACGAAGCCGTGGCAGAACGGAGCCGTAAATGCCGTCGCATCACCCAGCGTGAGGGTGAGACTGGCGGTTGCCTTGATGAGCTTGCCCTGATCGGACGACTGGACCGTGTAGTCCGTGCTGATCGAGGTGATGCCGCCGCCGCCCAGCGTCTTGGTAAACGCAATGACCAGCGCACTGTCCATATTGTCAGTGCGGACCTTGATTGGGTCCGGCAGCTTGGTCTTCAAACTAGCCCACGTCATCTGATTAAGCGTGGTCGCAGATCCGTCATCCGAGGGAGGATTGGCGTTGTAGTTGGAAATCGGCTGCGAGCTGTATGGTGCGCCCATAGATCATCGTCCGCCCAAAAGGACGGTTCCCAAGTCAGATTGTCGGGGGTAGAATCCGAGCTATGCGCGCGGTTCTTTTGGTTTACTTCACGCTGGTCTGGTACTTGGCAGGCCCGATAGCGGGACCGCCGTTATTGATTTTCGGCGTTGGCCTGCAACGGCGACATGAACATGGATGGCAGGAAACTGGCCGGGAGTTGGCTATTGCGAGCCACCAGCGCCGCCGCCAAGGCGCTGTTGGCCTGGGGCGCATAGCCGGGGCGAAGTCCGCGCGATAGCGGGGCAGATGCCCTCACCATTTCATCGAGCTTGCGGACCTGCGCGGAGGTCAAGGCATTGCCGAGCTTCTTCACTCCCCAACCAATTCCAGGAGCAATGCCAGCAGTTGGCAAGCCGGTCACCCAAGCATGATAACCGCCGCCGCCGCCGAGTAGATTGCCAATCGCGCGGACTACATTGCCGGGGGCCGTCCCCTTCACAATGCTTTCCATCTGGGCAACTTGCTCTGGTGAAAATCCTTTTTTTAACTTGTCGTTTTTCAGAATGTCATAGATGCGGGCGCGGAGCTTGTTATCTAGGTTCTGCCCAGAATTGATGCGGCCTGCGTCCAGTTCGGCGGACTGCTTTTTGGCATCCAGAAGTTCTGAGGTCTTGGCGGCCTTGTAGTTGGCGTTTGCTTCCTTGATGATCGCGGACGCCTGCGCAGCATCAGCCGGAGTGCCGCGAGCCAGATCGCCTGGCGTCAAGTTCTCAAAATGCTTGTTGATGCCATCGAGAACGCGAGCTGCGGCCAATCGTTCGGTCGGATCGGGGCTCTGCAGAATGCGCCCGAGCTTACGTTGCGTCGTGCGGAGATTGTTGATGGTGAAGGTGCCGCCAGCGGGCGCATTCTCCAGCCGGTCTAGCGTCTTGAACGTCTTGTCTGCCAAATCGGCATCGATGCCATCAGCCTCCAGCGCCGACTTGATCCTGGTGGCCGTATTCGCCACCGAGTCCGCCTTGACCTCGACCCCCATGGTCTTGACGGAATCGTAAGCCTGACTGGCGGCCGATTTGATTTCCGCCGAAGTTGGAACCTTGGCCGGAACCTGCTTGCTGCCGCGCGGACCGAGCGCACTCAACGCGGTCTCCGCCTGATTGGCGGAAGTCTCGAACATCTTCTGCAAGTCGTCCTTGGCCGCAATCTCCGGAGCTATGATCTTGCCGACCTGATGTTCGCCTTGCGCCATCAGATGGCCAGCGACCGAACGGAACGCCCCCGTAACGGGAGAGGCGATCAACTGAGGAACGGCGACAATGGCGCGGCCCGTGTCCATGATGGACGGTGGACCTTCGTCAGGAATAGTGCCCTGCTTGATCGCAGAAAGCGCGTTGCCAGCAGTCTTGGCGATTTCACTCGGAATGTCCGTGATCGCTGCGGACAACGGAACATCCTTCGGGCCAGATGGATGCACGTTCGGGAACTTCTGCTCGATCAGCGAGCGAATCTTTTCCTTCGGCATATCGTCAGGGAACTGGACCTGCGTGCCGTCAGGCATGGCGACGATGGGCATTATTTGAAATATTCCCTGTAGTCGATGACCTTGCCGGCATCAGGCTTCGGAGCCGCATCCTTATTGCCCGCCGCCTTGAGTGCCGATCCAGTCAGGAAGCTCTTGCGGGCTTCGTGCGCGCCCTGCAATTCGGATTCCAGCTCAAGATTCATCTGGTCGATGGCCGCCTTGATTTGCCCCTTGCTCCACGCGAGCTGAAGGTTCTGCATTGCCTCATGGCGAGCAGAATCGGTTAGCTGAGAATTGCCAGCGCCAACCGCACGCGCATAGTTGTTGATGAAGGTGTTAACGGCAATGCCGAACTTCACGACGTTTTCGTCGCCTGTCCGCTCCTTGCCAGCCATGATGATCTTGTTGATGTCCTTGTAACGCGAGCGATCGACAAGATCGGAGGCCTCAAGAACGCGCGGGGCAGTCTTTGCCGCACCCATGATCGCGCCCACCACGCCGCTTTCACGACGACCGAGGGACGATGAACCTGCCTTCATGCCCATGAAGTCAGCCGCAGCGTTATTCATATCTTCTGCGGAAAGCCCGCGCTCCGCCGCGATCTGCGCCGCCATGTTGCGGATTTCGTTGCGGGTGGCCGTTGCGTTCTTGCCAAGCCCTAGCCCGGCCATGACGCTTGTATTGCCGGCGAGCAGCTGCTCGGCCATCAGCCGCTTGGCATCCTGGGTGAGCTGACCGGGAATTGTGGGTGTCGGCTTCGGAGCAGGAACCGCGTCGGTCTGGACGTTCCCCCCGAAGGCAGAAGCCACCCGCTGGTTCGGCGTGGCATTCGCCGTTTGCGATGGCGAGAGCGTGTCGGCTGACGACATCGGCACCCCAGGAGCCACCGGAGATGGTGCTTGCGGGACGCCGCCGCCGACCGGCTTCATCGTGCCGGAGGTTTCGTCGAGGATGTGCGATGGGAATTTGTTACCCATCGTGTCCGTCGAGTGGACAACCGAGAACTTTGAGTCCTGCTTGGGCGCCGACTGCATCGTCACAAGCTGCGCCATCGCCCCTATCCGGGTCGGGTCTTGGCCGATGCTTTGGGCCAGATCCTGGGCACTGCGCACAAGTGTCTGCACCGCCCCGTTGCTGTAAACCTGCTTCGGGTCTTTCCCGGCCGCAGTGGCCTGTTTCGCGATCTCGCCGATCTGCTGAATAGTGGCGTCGATCTGCTTCTGGACTTCAACAGTATGGCGCTGGCGCTCCAACTCCTGCTGCTTCCGTTCCTCAAGGTTCTGCGTCATCTGCTCGCCGATGCCGCTGGAGAGGCCGCCAAAGAAACCAGTGCTTTCAGCCATTTTTAGAGCCCCGCCTTGAAGTTGCCGAGACCCGGAACGAAGCCGAGATTGCCGCCGCCTGACGATGGGAGCGGAAGGAATTTGCCCAAGAAGCTGCCGAAGCCAGACGCCTGATCATTGGACATCTTCGCATTGAACTGCGCCGCGCTATTGATAGAACCGGCATTGAACTCATTGGCCTTTTCAAGCAGGCTTTGGTTCTGCTGCAGGATGCCAGCCGCGCTGCCCATGAGTCCGGAAGCCGTCGACGCCTCAAGGTTGAGTTCATCAAGGCCGGTCTGGAATTTCTGCGCATAAGCCTGATACTGCTGCCCGATGAGTTCCTTCTGGGCCTGCAGCGACTTTAGGTAGTTGTCCGCAATAACCGCATCGCGCTGCTGGTTGATGCCAGTATTGAGACGGTTGATCGTGTCCTGCCCGAAGGACGAGCCCAGAATGCGGCGCGACTGGAGGTTCTGCTTGAGATCGCCAATGGCCGCCGTCGCCTGATTGCCGAGATCGGTCAGGCGGGTCTTGAGCAAATCATTGAAGCCCGGCGCCACCGACGACGCCAACGTGCCGTACTGATTTCCAAGCGCACCAAACGTATCGGCAAGGTTCCCGACCGCACTGGTGCGCGCATCGCTCGCGCCGACATTGTACCCGTTATCACCCCAGTTCACGGCGAGACCACCGGCCCTGAATCCCGGTGGAGTGACCGGAGGGGGCGCAGACACAGAGGCAGGAGAGACTTTCGTGCTGCCGAACATGTCAGTCAGAAACGACATTATCTTCGACCTTCGTAAACCGCGGCTTGTTTGTCGCCCATGTGCGTTGTTCCAATTCGCCGCATGATCGCGTGCATGCAGCAAACCTCATAAATCCGCTTGTGCTCACCCGTGGCAAAGCCCATCCAGTTCAATTCCTTGCGGATGGAATTGAAGAAGCCGACCGTGCCCTCAGTGATGTTTCGCTTGCTGGCCCACGGAAACCAGACAATCCCGATGATGACCATGAACGCCTGCTGCGGAGCCCAGCCGCCGAAGGCCAAGCCAACCGGGATAAATCCGTTTTTGGTGTGAGCCGTGATCACCCACGCCGCGTGAGCATTACTCAGAACGTAAGACTCGAACGCCGTCTTGAATGTTGGGGGGTCCATGCCCTCGGCAAACAGGTCTTTCAGTGACCCTGACTTGTATGCTGCGAAGGCGTATTTTACGTCGTCCTGCTCAATCGGCCGGACACTCACATTGCGCTTTAGTGTCCGGCTAAGACGCCACTTGTTCGTTGCCGTCATCTAGACGTTGCGACCTTAAACCTGATGCCGATTTCGTTGATATTGAAGTTGGTGGTGCCGTCGATATCGACCTTCACCTGAAAGTCTTCCATCTGGCCCGGAGGAACAAAGGGCTGCCGAATAAGCCGGTTCTGGCCAGCTACGCCCCAGTATTTGGTTTCGCCCCAGTAATTCGCCCCGCCCCAGTAATGAACCTGGGTTGCCGCCGGAATGGTGATCGTGACCGATTGATCGAAGGCAGTCGTTCCTTGCGCGAGGAACGTGAGGGTGACCGTACAGGCCTCGCTCTTCTTGTATTTGATGTAGCCCTCGACGTTGTACGCTTCCGCATCCAACGGTGCCGAGAACACCTTGCTGGTCCACGTCGTTTCGACCGAAGACGATCCGCCATCGCCGGACGTCCCGCTTCCCTCCATGCGGTAGATATTGCCGGAGGCGTCACCCATGAAAACATATTCCAGCCCGTCCGCAGGATCGAGCATGGACATGACCATGGTCGGCTGGAAGGCGAGCGCATGCGTGGTGCGGTAGCGCATCCATGGGCTGAGAGAGCCCGCCTTTTTCTGCACCTCGTTCTGTTCGACGAACTGGCCAAGGACATTCTGCGAAACCTGCCGTGAGGTTCGCATGGCGTTATTGAATACCCACACCTCCGACTGATCGGCGGGGAAGCAGTAAACAAGGTTCTTGCGGCTGTTATAGACAATCGTCCAGCCGTCATAGGTCGAGATTACATCCGCGATCTGGAACGTGATGTCGTCGGCAGATGAGTTGCCGAACGTGTTGGTGTCGCGAACGCTTTCAATGCGACCGGGACGGCCATAGATGATGTCCGTGCCAATCCATTCAACCGATTCATCACCGACCGCCGCAGCAAAGTCGGAGAAGCTATCGACCGCGTAATCCTTCGCGCTGCTGCCCGTGATGTTGAACAGCGAGCCTTTTTCGGTCGAGAAGATCGAGGCGCCGAAGGCCTGCACGATCCCGTTGATGGGCCGCAGGTCCGGCGAGAGCATGTAGAACGGATCGGACACGCTAGAAGCGTCTGATGGCTGGTTCGTAACCGATATCGTCGTGTAGTCGCTGGTCTTCGATCCAACGATCAGGTGCGGCAAGGTGCCGGAGCCGTCGCGGATGTTGAAGAACATCGCCAATTCGTTCGTGACGCTAAGGTATTTCGCATAGAACGAACCGAACGCAGACCCGTCAGACTTCAGGAACGTGGTGCTGCTAAACGTCGTGCCGTCCCATTCCTTAACCGTGTCCTGCAGCGCAAGGTCCGTAAACAGAACCTTGTTGGTCAGGCTCCAGTTGTGCGAGCGCCAGTGACCGCGCAGCTTGGATGCCGGATTGCAAGTGCCGATCTGGGTGAAGGTGCTGACGCCATCCCAGGAATAAACCTTGTCGGCGCCCTGAAAGCAGATGGCGACCGTACCATCTGCCTTGAGCAGAGAGCCGCCGCCGTTGACCGACGCGCCATTCGGCAGCGTACCGACATAATCGAACGGCGGGCGGTTGCGCAGTTCCCGATTGTCGAGGTCCAGAATGAAATTCTGGCCATCCGCAGCTTCCCGCGCGTCAATTTCATCAGCACTCGCGCGCGTATGAAGGCCACCGCCGAACTTGATTTTGAGGTCAAGATCCTTCGGAGGAACCGCTGTAGGCACGGGTTACTCCGGCATCGGATCGGTAGAATTGAGATAGTAGGCAACGCCCTCGCGCGGATTCCATGTCTCGCGTGGCTGGCTCTGGGTCAGCAGCCTTGCCGCCCTACCCATGCTCGATTTGAAGATCATCTCGTCATAGTTCTGGGTCCGCTTTACACGCTCCCAAAGCTGCGCCCAGACTTCCACCATCGCCCGGAATACGGCGTCATTGAACGGCATCGTATCCGAGGCAGACGAAAGAACGGTGTCCTTGTCATACTGGTAGTTATAGACGTTGCCGTTTTCAGCCGTGGTCGGCGTGCGGTCCAGAACAAGATAGTTGTCGCTGGCGCGGATAGCCGCATAGAGCGGGAGACCCGTGAAGGTCTGCCCGAGATCGACCAGCAACATGCCCTCGTAACCCGTGGCGTATTCCTGTATGAAGCGGCGATTGGTGCGGTCGATCAGCGGCCAATGCAACCGGACAAGGCCGGACGGGAGCGCATAGGCCTTGGTCCCGTTGACCAGCGTAATCGTCGCCTCAACCATCTGCTTGGGAAGCGAACGCCGGGTGATCGAAAACAGTTCGTCGATCCCCTCATTGATCGACTGAACGGCAATATCAATCCACGACTGGCGCGCGCTATCGGTTAGCGAGGTCAGAACAGAGGCATCGCCCGCGATAAGGCTTTTCTTGCGAAGAACCTCATTCACGCCGTCAAGCAGCGTTTTCGCCATTGAGCTTTGCCTTGAGGGTTTCGAAATTGTCAGAACGGGCGAACTTGATACCGCGCCGCTTCAACTCGCTGCGCAGTTGAACGAAATTCAATTCTTCCGGGACGGGAACAGGGTCCGGATTCGCCTGCTGTTGCTCATATTGCCGGCGGAGATCGGTCATTGCATCGATAGCGGCAACAGGCTGGGTCTCGATAAGCTTCGGCGGTCCCGCTCGCACGGAGGGCGACCCAAGCGGAGTCACATCTACCGGAATGTTGGTAAAGCCCTTGGCCCGCAAGATCTGCTCGCAGAGCAGTTTGGGCATCGGCTCGCGTACTTCAGCAACGCCTACTGACTTCGCATACGCCCATAACTGATCGCGCGTTGCCTTTTCGAGGTTATCGCGCGGGTCTTCCATCGGCATGGCTTGCATGCAGACTCCTGAAAAGAAAGAGCCGCCGAGTTGCCCCGGCGGCCCAGTTTGTTGTTACGTTTAGTTGGTCAGGTCAGTTGCCGCGACCTGGAGCGAACGGCTCCAGTTGGCATTGAGAACCGCGCCGCCAAACCAGAACTTGTAGGCGATGGTGTTCATTTCTTCGAGCGGATCGGACGAACCACCGGACTTGCGGTCCTTGATGATGATGTCCCATGCCGCCGACTTGTCGCCCGCGCGGTAGGTGCCGTCCGGCTGCTTCTTGCCGAGGCCAATCGAGCCGAAGGCATCCTGACCGTAGATCACGATCGAATACACGTCGGCGTTCGACGCGCCCGTGGAACGCAGGTCGGCGGCCGAGAGCGCAGCACCAGCGTTCGCAGCAACCGAGGCGTCTTCCGAGATGACGAAGCGGAGTCCGCGGCCAGCGATGCTGTAGGTGCCGAACTCACCTTCAGCAAGCGCAACCTGCTGGCCATACTTCTCGACCGAAGTAAAGCCAGTGATCCTCGACACGTCATAGGCGACATCTGGATGGCAGATGGCCCAGTACGCCGGCAGGATCGGAACCGATCCGATCACCGTGCTGCCCGAGGACATCGGCGTGAACGTGCGCGCAACGTTGCGGGTCAGGATGTTGATCATGTAGTTCAAGTCACCCGCAGCAACCGCGGCGTGAACCGCAGCCTTCGATGCGACGTTCGCCGCATACGCAAGGGTGGCGTTGCCTTCCATGATGTTACGCATGAGCTGGTTGAGCGAACGGCCAGCCGCCTCGCCGATAACATCGGCAAGATCGAGCTGCGTACCCGCCGGGTCCAGCACATCGACTTCTTCGGTCAGGATGTAGAACTGGCCGTACTTCGCAGCGAGGCCGGTGACATCCGTGATCGAAACGGTCGCCGAAGAACGGCCGCCCATGTAGGCAGCGGTCGTGATTTCGGAGAGCGCCGAGGTCGAGGGCGTCATCTGTTCGTGACGGCGCCACTTGAGGGTGGCGGTGCCACCATTCTTCATCAGCGTGGCCGGCTGGCTGCCCATGAAGTAAGGGCAAACCTGCTGGGCACGACGCAAGAACTTCTGTTCGAAGATCGCATTTACCGGCAACGTAATGGTTGAGGTGCCGGAAGTAGTAAGAGCCATTGTGGCCTCCTATGAGGCCCCTTTGGTCAGTCTCCGTTATTGGAGATTGTTCTGGCGGAGATACTCATTGAACTCCGCGTTTGACATCCTTCCAAAATCGGGAGGCTGGCTTACGGGTGCCTGGGTTGATGCACCCCGCACAGCCGCAGCCACCGCAGCCACATCCGCGCTCGTGTTTTCATCGACACGAGACGCCGCCCGCTTCGACTGAATGCCAGCAAATTCCTTTTTCATGCTGGAAAGCAGACGATTGAGCGCAGTCGGATCGTTCTTGCGATTGGCCCAGATGTCCTGAACCTTCTTGTTCTCGCGCGCCTTGGCATCAATCCAGCCCTGCACGGCCCATTCGGGCACATCGAGATCGCCCCTGACGGTTTTCACCGCGTCGGCGAGATCGGCAGTATGCTCTTTTTCTGCGTTTGCGCGTTCAATGGCATCAAGACGGGCCTGAAGCGTCGAAACGTCCGGCTGTGTGACGGCCGGTTGCTGTTGCGTAACGGGTGGGGTTTGAGGTTTGGTGCCGCTCTCGTATTCATTGAGAAACGACTCCAGTTCATTGCCCTGTGCGTTGCCTTCCGGCGCGGTCGGCTGTGCCACCGCAGCGGTTGGATCAACCACGGCCTGCGTAGTCTCTTCGGTCATGATTACTCCTGTTCCGAAGTTGATTTGCCGGTCAGAAGCGCCAGCCAAGCTTCGTGCTGGTGCAGCTTTCCGGATTCGAATATCCACTTCGCGCGAGCCTTCTCCGATTGCTCGGCTTCGCTTTGGCGAAATGGACTGATCTTTGGACGCTCTACCGACCTCACCAGTTCGGGGAAGTTCGGGTTAGAGCGGATGAAGGAGAGAAATTCCTTGAGGGCTGGGCTCATTGCACCGGCTGCATCGAGAGGTTCTGAAGCGCGGCAACGCCCACACCCTGCGGCGGGCCGGCAATCGCGGCCTGATGGTTGGTGATCGAGTCGAGATCGGTCCAGCCACCGCGGCGCAGGATTTCATCAACAAGGTTCGAGGCATCAATGCGAGGCGGACGCCCGAGCTGGACGTTGAGCGCATCGACCTTGAGCGCCAGCATGGCGCTGTTAACGAGCGCCTGCTGTTTCTGGTTCTCGTCCTGCGGGCCGCCGGCTCCCTTCCACTCAAAAGTGGAGTTCTCCGGAAGCTGGTCTTTCGTGACCTCGACCCAGCCCCCATAGGAGGCGATGTAGTAGGCCGCCGTTCCCTTGATCGCATCGCGGGATGCCTTGTAGGCAAAGTCCAGCCACTTGATCATGGCGCCATTGCCGACCTGGTTGACATAATCGACCGTGCGGGTGGCGCCGCGCTGTAGCTCTGCGTCCTTCGCAAAGGCCGTCGTGTGGCTGTTGGTCTGCGCGCCAAGCCGCGCCGGCAGAACGCCGGTCAGCTCGGCGTAGAGATTGATGAACTGGGTGGCGAGCGCAGCCATGGCCGCAGGATCGCCGCCGATCTCGCTGAACACCTTGATGGCCGCCGGGTCCGTCGTGGGCCATTGCTGGAATGGCGCAATAACCGCCCCGCCATTGGCCGCAAAGAACGGGTCAGTGCGGTCATAACCTGTGGGACAGCCGATCTTGAGCATCGCGGAATCGAGCGTGCGATTGACTGCCGCCGATGCAGCCGCTTGCACCGGCCTTCCCTTCATCAGCGGGCTTGTCGGATAAACCTGCTCTGCACCCTCGTAGTGATACGGAAACAGGAAGTAGCTCGAAACCGGCGACTTGCGGAAGCGCAGCCGAACCAGCGCACGCGAACCCTGCCCGCCAACAGCCTTGCCGCCCATCGCGACCGTGACGATGGCATTCGGAATGACCATCGAGCGAACCGTCTTGCGAGGAAGGACTATATCGCCCTCCATCTCAAGCAGCGTGACCATGCCGTCCTTGTCCGGCTCGATCTTCTTGAGGTTCTTCGGCATCCATCCGCCATCCTCGCTGTAAGGATCGCTGGAGCCCTTGCTGGCGGCCATCGCAAGCGCAGAGAACTTCATGTAATCGCGCCAGATGTGCGACGGCGCCAACGGAGTGGCCGAGTGCATCGACGGCTCGGTATCGTCCAAGTACAGATGCTTGATCGAGCACGGCACCATGACCGGCACACGCTGGGTCTGCTTGATGACATGCCCGCGCGCGTCGTCGATGAAGACGTTCTTGGTCTCCATCCTGCCGCGGCCGATACCGCAGCCGTACTTGAAGGCTTCCGCATTGATCTTGTCGATGCGAGTCATGAAGTCATACTGATTGAACTGATGGGCCAGAAAGCCCTCGACCAGCTTGTTGGCGTTATCCTGGTTGATCTTCGAGGGGACTTCCGTCTGGTCGCCCATGACCAGTGACTGGAAATTGACCTTTTGCAGATACTCGTCCGTGGTCTCGGCGTTCGCCTTGAAGAAAAGACCCTCGTCCGGGAACATGAAGCGGCGGGCATCCGCAGTCAGAACCTCAAGCGCCTGCGCCTGTAGCGGCAGCTCGACTTCCGCCATCCAGTTGCGATTGGTATCGACCGAGCCGTTCGGCATGCGCTTGTAGGCGATTTCCGGCTCCATCTTGACCTGCCGGTCAATCTCCTTCCATTGCTTCTCGGTATCGGTACGGCGGCCGAGGCGCGCGGAATACTCGTCGCAGACAAATTCCTCGATAGTGTTGAAGTCGCGAGCGTCGAAGCGGCGATTGGAGACGCTGCCGTCGCTTTCAACCTGCTTGGCTTCAGTTGACTGCGCCACGACGCTTCTTCTCCGCATTCAGTAGCCGCAGCAAATCCATCTGGGCACGAGCCTTCGTGTCATCGACACGCTTTTTCTGAGTGGTGTTGAGAGCGCAATAAAAGGATGGGCTTCCGAACAGGAGCTTTTCGTCCTTGCCCCACCAAAACCAAGTTTCATAAAGCCCGAATGGGAAGTCTTCTGGCTTGATGCCGCGCTTCTGTTTCGAGAGGTGCGGAGGAGAGGAATAATCCGTCTCACCGATATAAAGATTGAAATCGCCGCACTTTTCGCGAGATATTGGCTTCAAACCCAAGCGCCGCAGTTTTTCTTCGACCTGATCTTTATCCATTATCTCACGCTTGGTAGCGACATAGCCGGAGCGCTGCGGGCCGAGAACGAATCCGGCGCGACCGCATAACGCTTCATCATGATTGCGTAGAATGACGCTTTCAGAAGGTCATCGCGCTTATCGACGATCTTCCCGTCCTTGCGATGATACGACCGCTTTTCCTCAAGCCACAGCGGACAGGTCGAAAACACCTTCAGCCGGCCCGTATTCATCCGCTCCAGAACCTCATCGACAATCGGCTCAACCGGCTGCGGTCCGCCCTTTTCTTCCGTCTCTCCTCGCGCCTTCGGATAGCGTGCCGACTTCGGAAGCATGTTGACGCCGTGATCCCGATAATGATCAGCAAGCGTCTTGCCGCCGGACTTCTCACGGTTCACACCGTCGTGCGGCCATGCAACAGGAATACGCTTGTCCCCCTTGTTGAACCACGCGGCGTGGTAGGCCGCCGTCTCTCCTGCCTTCCGATAGCAATCGACGATGTAAACAATGTCCTGATCGCGATCCCACGCGATCTCGACACCCGCTGCCGGGTGGTCAATGCCGAAGTCACAACCCTTGATGCGCGCCCAGTGATCGGGAATCCGGATCGGATCGATCTTGATCGCCTCATCCGAGACGGGGAATACAGCGCCCTCACCCATCATCGGCACACCCTTGGTGCGCGCCTCGCGCTCATGGTCGCGATACGATGCAGAAAGGCGATCCCGGTCCTCCTTGCTCAGGTGCGGCGCATCGTCCCACGTCGCACCCTTGATGAATACGCCGCTATCCTTCTGGCCATCCATTTCCATGAAGTGCTGAACTAGATCGGTGAGGCCTGACAGCGGCGTAAAGGTTACAAGCACAATCCCGTGCGAGGTCAGAATGCGCGTTTGCGCTTCCGAGAAAATCTTGTAGTCGTCCGGCTCTTCGTCCATCCACACGACATGCGGAGCCGTGCCCTGCCACTTCTGCCAGCCCTGCTCATAGGTCTTCAGAACACAGAGCGACAATCCGCCGGACTTGTGGCGAACCTGAAAGCTATCGACGACGTTCTTGACGCCTGCCTGCCGTGTCGTCGGCTTGCCGGCGAGCGATCCGCGCGGCACCCAGCCGGTCCCGAGGTTTTCACCAAGGCCGCCCAGCAATTCGTTCTGAACGATGTCCTTCGATGTTTCGTTCGTGGGAGAGCCCGTCCAGACCAATACCGGCTTGTCGAACCGCTTTCCCTTCCACCAATCGGGATAATTGCCCGTCAGGTGGAACGAAACCTCGCACGCTGCGCTAACCGTTTTGCCGACGCGGTTTGCCGCCATCAGCATTCGCTCGGGGTTATCAATCCCGGCGTTGTGGAACTCAACCTGCCATGGATATGGCTTGTAGGTAGCAATCTTGTTCGAGGCTAAGGCGGACTTGAACTGCTTTACGAGTTCGAGAACGCGCTTAGGGTCGGCTGACATATTCGTAAGGCTCGCGCCACAGATCGAACCTGTGCGCGAAGGTTTCCATCAACTGAATCCATGTTGGCCGGCCACTCGATCCGATGTTGTCGTAACACTGGATCGCCGCCATCTTCCGCTTGCACTCTTCCGGCGTAAGTTCAATCTCGAAGTCAGCTACCGCGCTGCGCTTTGGTCTGTACCCGAAGCAAATCGTTTTTTCCGGCCAGTTCGTAACGATGTGGTCATGCACCTGCTTGTGGTGTGCGTTAGCATACTCGCCGTCTCGATTGTGCGTGACAATCAGGTCGTATGGCGACAAATCCAGGTGATCGAACTTCAGCGATGTCCCGACCTGCTCCGGCTGATTGATCTGCACGGGAACGGCGTCGAGAACTTCGCACGCTTTGAAGAACAATCTTGCACGCTCAGGCTCCCGCAGCGGCACGGAACACGAAATGACTGTCCATCCGGGATAGCGCAACAGCATTCCCGCCCCCCAGAGACTTTCGTCGTCCGGATGGGCAACAACCATGACAGGCTTCATTGCCCGTCTTATCGGAGCATCCACCTTATATCTCGCGGTCGTGGCCGCCCGTGAAAGCAGACGACCCTTGCCTCCGCAGGAACGCCCTTGTCCCTGACGTGATTCTTGTAACTCACCACCTGACCCGGAACGATGTCCTGCCAGCGTTGTGCGCGTGCCCAGTATTTGGCGAGAAAGCCGCCATCGCCGTGTCCGCCGGCCGCGCGCATGTGGCCTTCAGGGTCAGCAATCCACTCATTCCAGATCGAGGCGCGCTCGTATTCCGGAATAAACATCATCCCGGAAGCCATCCGATCCGGAACATTGAAATCCGAGAGCACCGTCAGACGATCTACGGCGAGAATGTCGTCAAGATCGCCGACAATCATCGTGTCGAGATCGAAATAGAGAAGATCGCCCTTCACATCAGGGCGAAACAGCTCCATTTTCGACCACCAGCCGGGATATTCAGACCCGGCCAGCAACATGAACTCGAAATTCTCGACGTGCTCGTTCAAACCGTCGAGAAAATGCGCCACATAATCCGAATCGTAGTCGCCACCTGTCTTCAGAACGCAGGCGATCTTCATTCCGGGGCCAGAATGAGGTCGTTTCGATACTTTGCGACCACGCGATAACCAGCAATATCGCGCTCCGGCCATCCTTGACGCTTGCCGTAGTGTCGAGACAAGTCCTTGTCCTCGATCATCAGGACCGGCTTGAACTTCCGAATGGTATCAGCGGCACCATCCACGATAAGCGGCTCGAAACCTTCGCAATCCAGCACGATCAGATCGCACGCCTGCAATTCAAGCTCGTCAATCGTCAGCACCGGAGTCCGGCCAGGATGCATAATGTCGAGGCTGTGCGCGCCCACATTATCCGGGCTCAGCTCCATGGAAACACCCATCGGCTTGTGGCCGAGAGCGGCAAGGAACGGATAGACCCCCGAAGGAATATTTCTCAGCAAGCAAAGATAGTTCGCAAGATCGGGCTCGAACGTCCAGACTTCCGCAAAGGTCTTTGCCAGATACGCGGGCCACACGCCCACGTTCCCGCCGGCCTGTACGCAAACGTCCCTGCCCCGGACGTACTCCATCGCGACATCAAGGCCGCGAACCTCATTCAGCAGAACCTTGGCCGCGTGCCTGTCGCCTATAGGCCACAGGAAGCCGCCGTAAGATTTCATTTCCATGGCATTGGATCGCCAAGCCATGTGCGGGTGCGACCCGACATGCTTCTTACTTTCCCGCCAAATCCGTTTTCGATGGCGCGAATCCAATGGACATCGCGATCATCGTTTTTCCTGCCGCAAGCTTCGCTGCTTGCGAACGTAGTTGACCGCCAGTGCGGCTCGCCATTGTGCGGCCCGTCTTCCAGCGGCATTCCACAAAGCACAATCTTTTCGTAACCGAGGGCAAGTCCGACGAAACAGGCGCCTAACCCACTCGTTCCGTATCCAGCCCAAGGCCAATGATATTGCGCTCCCGGATTGCAGGAATGCGTCTTGGGTTCGAACGTAAACTCCCGCTTGTATTCGTCTCGCCTTGCAGCAATCGCAGCGGTGATGACTCGCGCCTGGTTGCTGTAACAGTGCTCCACAGTCGCCGGCAGAACCTCGACGATCTTGTTGACCGCCATGATGTCCCATCCGGGCTTGGCAACTCTTCCGCGGCCCGTGTCGTCACGCGCACCGAACAATTCAAGATCGATCCAGACGCACGCCGCATCCGCGCAGATGATCAGGTTCTTTCCCTGATACGTCCCCGCGATGTCCGGCATCTTGAAGGCGAGGCCTCCGTAATCGGCCATCCACTCCTTAAGCGCCAAAGCGGTACTGGCCCCAGTGTCCGAGACGGACGCTCGGGTCCATCATCACCTTGTAACCGGCATTCCGAGCCAGCCGGCAGAAATGATAATCCTCGCTTTCGAGGAAGCCGTCATGAACCGGCGTCATGTAGATAGCCGGCGCATCGCCCCACGAACCTTTGTAGGTGCCGTGGATCTCCGTCAGCTTCTCGATGACTTCGCGCTTGATGCACATGAAGCCGGTCCCGGCGTAATCGACTTCAATGGGCTCCTTATAGCGGTCGAGGTCGTGAACCAGCTCGCCGTCCTTCCACGCCGCAAACCACTGCTTGTCCGGTTTCTTCATCGCATAGACGCCGACGCCGATGTCAGCATCCATGTTCCAGACCTTGGAAACATCCTCCGGCGTGAACTCGATGTCCGCGTCCAGCCAGAACATGTGCGTATGATCGGTCTTGAGAAACGAAGCCGTCATTTCGTTTCTGGCGCGCGTGATGAGGCTTTCGTTCGTGCCGATCAGCCAGTCATGTTCGAGGCCGGCGCGCGTCAGTTCAAGCCTGAGTTCGAGACAGGACTTGAAGTGATGTGCAGTAACCATGCCGCCGTAGGCGGGCGTACAGAAAAGGACGCTTGTCACCGTTCACCAAAGACAGATTTGAATTGTGCAGGGCCGAGCGCCGAGACATTGCCAGCCCGGTATCGATCGGAACCCCGTTTGGAGTCGTCCACGATGGCAAGCTGGCAATCGACCGGAAGCGTTGCGTTCTGAAGCGTGTTCACTGTGCCGACAAAGCCGGGATACGGATGATCGAAGAGGATCAGGATCGACATCAGCAGCCCCGCATCAGCAGGCCGGAGCCGAAGGCCGAACCAGCAGGCGTATAGATCACGACAATGATTCCTTGCCCGCCGTTGCCGCCCGCGGCCGTGCGATACGAACCTGCCCCGCCGCCGCCATAAGTCCCGCCGGTTCCGCAAGCATTCGAGGCAGTTCCACCATGGCCCGTCCCGCCACCGCCGCCGCCTGGCCCGTGCGTTGCATCCCAATAGTCGCCCGCACCGCCGTTCCCGCCGCTATAGGTGCCTGCGCCGCCACCCGAGCCGCCACCGCCACCACCCGACGTGCCAGCCGTGCCGTTCGCGCCGGCACCACCGCCGGCACCACCGCCAGCACCGGCTGCATTGTTTCCGCCCGTGCCGCCAGTCGATCCGCTGCCCGCACCGCCTGCCGAACCGTTTGTGCCGGAAGCGCCCGCGCCTGCGCCACCGCCGGCCCCGCCGCCGCCATTCGATGACGCCACTTCGGTCGATCCAGCGCCGCCGTCGCCGCGATTGCCGCCAGCTCCACCACCACCAGGAGAGCCGAAGCCGCTTGAATCTGTCGCGCCGCCAGCGCCACCGGATGTCTTGGTATCGCCAACGCCGGAGGCAGCCGCACCACCAGCGCCACCGGAAAGCGAAGTGGCCGCACCAGACAGGCCCTTCGCTCCGCCCTTGGCGCCGCAGGACGAGGCAGCAAGCGATGCGCCATTGAAGAAAGTATCGCCGCCGTCATTACCATCCGCACCAGTCCCGCCAGATGAGCCGCCTACACCTGCCGCCCCGACTGTATAGCTTGCAGTTCCCGATGCGGTCAGACTGACGTTATTCTTCAGCGAATAGGCGCCGCCGCCAGCGCCACTGCCGCCTGCCGATCCGGTTTTACCAGACCCGCCACCGCCGCCTGCTCCCAGGCTTTCAATAGTGTTGTTCGAACTGTTCCAGTCCGATGGAACGTTGTAGGTATTCGCGCCGGTCGTCGTCAGAAACGTGACGGTCGCGAAGTCATAAGAAAGATTCTCGCCAAGACCCGGCGACCACATCGGCACCGGCAGGCGCCACAGTTCGCGCTCATAGCCGAGCGATCCCGTAGCCAGCGCCCAGAGGAAGGCGTCGGCATCGTCGCGATCGTCAAACCAGCCGCGCCAGACGATATGCCCGTCATTGAGCCTCGCCGTCAGGCGAAAGCGGGTCTGGTTTTCAATTCCGAAGGTAGAGGTTCGCTGCGAGGGCTGCCGCCATTCGCTTTTCCGGACCGGCGGAAGCAGCATCACTTGTTCTTCACGAACACCGCATAGATGCGGACATCGGTCGTCGAGGTCGCGCACTGCGCGGTCCAGTTATTCGCCGCCGTGGTCTGGGGGATCGGGACAGGAAGCACGAAGCCGACCGGAGGCTGGCCGCCGTTCGACTGGATCGAGAAGATGACGGAGCCGGAGGTTGCGTCCCGAATGTCGATACGGGTGTTCGTGCTGGAAGAGGTATTCGAGACGATCAACATCACCAGATCGTTGAAGACGCCCGCCGCGCCAGCGGTAATGATCGTGGTTTCGGAGGTCGAAGCCGAAATAGTCGTGGTTTGCGTACCGACCAGATCCCGCATTCCGGCGAGATGGACGACCTGACGGCCGAACTTGTCCGAGAGAGCGCCTACAAGGTTGCCCGCCGTCGCCGCGGAAGGAAGAGCGGTTTGAGCCAACGCGCCAGTATAGGCAGCATTTGCAGGGACTGCCGAGCCTGTGGCCCCCGCGCCGGTTGCAGGAAGGACCGTATTGTCCGAGGCGATGGCAACGCGCTGGACGCCCGTACCTGCAACACCATTGCCCATCGTAACGGTTACACCGTTCATCTGGGAGATGTTGACCGCGCTATTGGCGTCCGGAGTAACAAGGAGCTTGTTCGTAAGAGCGGGCTGGTCGGTAGCCAGAACCACGCGCAGCGTGCCGGCGCTCTTGTTGCCGGAATTGGTGTCCGCGGTTGTGCCAGCAACCTGCGCGACATTGACCGCCTGATTCCCGGATATGCTGACCGGCTGGGTGACCGCAGAGCCATCCACCTTCACGGCCGTCATCGAGGCAATGCCCTGAATGGTCAGAACATCGCTCGATGCCGAGCCCGCCGTGCCCAAGGCAGGCTGTTTCGCGGAAGTAGCCGCACCGCTCGGGAGCGGAAGGGCAGCCGCGCTGATCGGCTGCGTTACAGCGGAATTATCGACCTTAACGGCCGTCGCATTGGCGCCAGTGTTGGCGAGAGTCACATTCAGCGGAGCGGCAGAGGAAACATCGGTCGCGGAGCCGTCCGCACCCTGGCTGATCTTGACCCGCTGATACTGCACGCCGTTGATGTCGTCCGTCGCAATGGACGTGCCGACACCAGCCGTGATGGTGACGTTATCAACCATCAGTAGATGCCCTTGTTGATGCAGGTGATGTCGGCATAGACGCCGGTCGCCGTCGTGATCGCCACCTGATAGGTGCCGGGCGGCAGATAGACGCTCGCGTAGCCAGCCGCGGTAAATGCGGTCAGACAGGTCACATAGGTTGATCCATCAGCCGCAAGGCGCTGCAGGGTGACATTGCCGCCGCCAAAGGTGGCCGTAACCGTCACGCCGTACTGACCACCCGTCAACGTGAAGGGGCCGGTCGTTGCCGACTTGTTTGAGAGGACGACGTTCTCAGCGCCGTTAACCCAGTTAGCCATGTCGTGTCGCCTTGTTCGCTCGCCAGCGCTTCTGCGCCGCAGCCTTCGCCATCCTGCGCGCCTCGCACACAGGGCACTTCGCCGGCCCGCTCAGAGCCAGCACGCCGTCACAGATTTCCAGAATGTCGCGGTTGGTCGTCGCGCGTTTTATCGCGCCAGCCAGCGCCCTTAAGCGCGTAGCATCTACATCTGACATACGTAGTATCTACGGGGGTGTTTGGATCGGCTGGACGTATGAGGGGGTTTAGAAACCTACTCACACACCCCAGGGGGTTCCCCCACCCCTTGCTCATGCCTCTGGACGCCCACGATCCCCCGCGCAGCCCCATGATACCAGGGCCATGTATCGCTATCGCACTGTAGCGCCTTGGTAATCGCGCTGTAGGCCATCGTAGCGTAGCGTTACGCTATAGGGGTGCCAGTTTGAAACGGAACACACACACGCGGGGTCTAGTCCAATTCAGCTATTCGTAATCACAATCACCCGGCAATCGATCGACAGTGAAGCCGATACGATCAGCTAGTGCTTTAGGATGGAGTCGTGGGTTCAAATACCCGTCTTGAGGATAGCGGTAACGTGGGAGCTGAACGTAATTGCTGGCCTTGCTTGGCCGCCTTGACGGATGCTTGAGCCCTTTGGGCTGCATCGGCTCATGATGCTTGCGCCTCAATGCACCGTATCCGTATCTAGGCTGATGTTGTGTTCCTGGGCCAATGCCTTGGCTGCGTCAGGCGCAATCCTTGCAAGCTCCTCAAGGGCCGCCAATGGATCAGACCTGGTTACGTCCTCGAACTTCTCGACATAATGACCCATGGCCTTGCCGATGAGCTGTTCGGCCTGCACCGCGGCACCCACATTGCCCGTGCCAACCGCAATGGTCTTCAAAGCATCCAGCCGGCGGATGTGCTGCTCAAGCGTGATTGTCGATGAACCCAGCTCGGCTATACGCGAGGCGTCGAGCCATGCACTCACCTTGTCATCTGAGCGCAGTCGTGACGCAGCCGCCCAGATCGTCGCAGGCTGCATTTCCGAACAGTCGTAAGCCGCCCGATAGGCATCAGAGGCCGTCTTGCCCTCCAGCAGACCCTTAACAAAATTCATCTGCTTGGCCGTCAATTCCGGCAGATCGGAAAATTGATTTTTTATGGGCTCGGTCTTCTTACGCTGTGCCATTAGCAACCGCGCTTACCGCCCATCTTCTTCGGCGGCGCCTTCTTCGGCTGAACCTTGCTGATCTTGGCCATGTAGAGCCTCAAAAATGAAAAACGCGCCTAGATTGCTCCGGGCGCGTTGCTGCTATTGTACGGTGATTTGCATGCGAATTTGCCACGAATGCCACGCGATGTCAAAAAGAAATCCACAAGTTCATCCCGCAGCTCGCTTGGGCTGTGTGTAATTGAAGGCGTGCCAGATTTTCAGCAGCACATCACGATAGCGGCGCCTGGCCGTCTCATCGGTCTTGTGAATCCGCATGGCAATCTGGCCGAATGACAGATCGAACGATCGCCACCACACCAGCCTAAAATCCTCCCATGGGATCATGCGAGCCCATGACAGCGCAGTCAGATAATCGGATACATCGACTGGCGTGGGACGAAACCGCGGCATGATTGCCTCGCTGTAGCCATAGGCTTCCTCGGTTGACCTCACCATCTCGGGCCATGCCGAGCCTACCCATTGGAATTTCTTGTCGGGGTCAGGCAATGCACGCAATGTGCGACACGCGCGTAATAGCCGGCGCTCGATGTCGATTACGGTCTGGAATGGATCACCCAGGCCCCGGCGCTCGATCTTGTCTGGTGAAAGCCTACGTTTACGCCCAACACGGATGACTTGGACGTGCATTTTAGATTGCTCCTGGAAGTGGAAATCGTTGTTTGATGGTCTCGCGTAAGCCGCGGCGCATAATCGAGACTTCCTCATCAGGCTCCGCCGCGCTTAACGCGATCAGGTACGGCTCCATCAGATCAGGATGGCTCGCGCAGGCCGAATTGAAGGTTGCGGTCAAATGCGACCTCGCCTCCTCGTTCGTCCAAGCGTGAGTTGGCCGCTCGTCAAGGTTCATCGCGGCGACTTCCCATCAGGCATCGCATCAATGGTCTCTCGCGGGACCGCGTACTCAGCCGCCAACTCCCCGATCGACAAAAACTGTTTTTTCTTCCGGGCGTTCTCAGGGTGCAGCCCCCAATTCTCGCCGTGCTTGGCCTTCAATTCGGCCAGGGTCGGCTTCGGACCAGGGTCGGGAGGTGGCAAAAGCTGGCGCTTTGCGCCCTCCTCCCATTCTTGGGCATATCGCCAAGTCCGCATTTCAGCCTCAAGAAATTCTAGCACCTTGGAAATCGGCGGCAAAAAATCAAATTTCGCCGGGATGCCCGATTTCACGCTGAGTGCGGCATCGACCGCCCACTCAGGGTAACCAGTGAAAAGCTCGATCAAGCCCGCCATGAAAATCTGCGGGTCACTTGCCGCCGATTGCGGGTAGTAACCGAAGAGTCGGTCCGCTTTCTGTGCCGCCGTCTGCTGGTCCATAAGCTGCCTTCCGAAGTTGTTGCCGAGCCTCTTCCCAAGCCATCTGCTTCGTTTCCTTCAACGAAGAAGAAGCCATCCGAGGTGGCCCAGCGCCGCTGCCGAACCTGCGTGAATTTCTCACCCAGTTGCAGAAGGCCGCGTCGTAATCGGCGTATTGCTTTCCCGTGCTTGCGAGATAGTCGCGGAAGCCAGGCTCCAGCTTCACAGGATCGGCGCCAATCTCCTTGGCGACCGCGAAGGCCCGCTCCGGGATTTTCCAATCGACCGGGAGCTGCCGCTTTGTATGTGTGTTTCTTTTCTTATCTTTCTTAAGTTCTTCTTCTTTGGTCCGCGAGTGGTCCGCGAGTGGTCCAGAATGCGGTTCGTTCTGTGGTTCGCGAGTGGTTCCGTCAAAAGCGAATTTGTCGTAATTGCAAATGGTTATGATGGTCGCGTTGCGGTCCGCGAGTGGTTCGATCATCGCTTCGATTTTCAATCGTTCCAGAAAACGATGAACACGCGACTTCGACCACTTCCACTTAACCGCAAGGAAACGCTCGGCATAAACGCATTGCCCGCGCTTGAGATCATAAATCGATCTGCCGACTCGCACGCGCTGCGCCTTCCAAACAGCGTTGCCGACAAGCCAAAGCCAGGCTTCCCGCTCCGTGTAAGGCTCGGGAGAGAAGAACACATGATCGAACACGCCGCGCGAGACGGCGAATACGCCAGTCATGCCGCCCTCACCACGATCTCGCATTCGCCCATCGGAATCTCCGCCGCACGAACGGCGCCGACGAACAAATTGTTTTTGTCATCCGATGTGAGCTGGCGAGAGACCAGAAAATCCTCAGCCACCTTGATGCGATTGGAAACGTCGCCGCGCATCTTCATCGGCACGCGAATACACACCATTGCCGGGCCTGTGACGGGCTCCAGGCCGCGCTTCTGTGTCAGCAGCCACTTATCGGCCTCGATTAGCCAAGCCTTATAGGCAGCCGTCTTAAAGCGGCCACGGCCCGGCCCTCGCCGGTTGCCGTAGGCTTGATTGACGGATGGCGGGAGCGGAAGACGCAGCCTCAATGCAGCGTCCCCCGGTAGTCGTTGAGCCAGATGATCTTGGCCAGCGTCGGCTTGTCGCGCTGTTCCTCGCGCGGCTTGAATAGCCCTCGCGTGGCCTGATCGAACTCGACGATGAGCGCGTCGAACTCAGCGGCTAATTGCTGCGGGGTCTTCTGCATTGTCGATCTCCACAAGTTGAGGGGAACGCAACGCAGACTTGAACTGGTCTAGCTGGTACTGAAGCGCGTAATCCGTTTGCCGCTCGCGCTCGATCTTCCGAACGCCGTGCAGGATGGTCGTGTGGTCACGATTGCCAAAGCGCAGCCCAATATAGGGATAGGACTTCCGAGTGATGGTCTTGGCGAGCCACATCGCGATATGCCGAGGGCGGACCAGATTCTGTGTACGCCGGTCGGCAAGCAAATCTTCTCGGGACAGGTCGTATTCACGCGCGACAAAGCGAATGATCTGGTTGACCGTGGCCGGCGGCGGCGGCGGCGGAGCATCGGCCTCGCGCTCTTTCAGAACCCGGTCCCAAGCGAGTGCCCCGGCCCAAATGTTCGCGAAATAGTTCTGGCAAGCCTCGTCAAACCGTTCCTTGGCGGTCAGAGGCCGCGGCGGCTTGGGAATGTCAGCAACGCGAATGACAGGCGGCTTGACGCGATAGCGCGACAGATCGATCGGATGATCGACTACCGCGTTTGGCGGATTGAACAGACGACACCGGAGCGCCGCAGGACTTTCATGAAGCGACATTTTTCCATACCCAATGCTACGTTTGACACAACGCCCATCCACTTCCCCTTCCGGACCCCCGTCCGGTACGCACGGTTACAAAAACTATTTCTCCGCGAGACAGTCGCCGTTCGTGTTGTAGGCATCGAATGCCCATTCGCAGGTGTACCGTGCGGGGCACTTGTCGCAGGTGAACTCAGTGATGCCGAAAGGCTCTGCGGATTCGGCGCGCATCGCCGCGAGTTGTTCCTCAGTCCGCTTTTCGCCAAGCAACGCAGCCCACGCACCCATCACTGCCTCCCTGTGACCTTCACATTCCGCATTGAATGACGTTTGAGGATTTCCGCGACGATGGCAGCGAGCGCATCGCTCGACCATTCACGGTCGCCAGCGAGATAGCGTTCAGCCGCGCGCACCGTGCACGACGCACACGAAGCGACATGCTCCGCTGTTTTTGACGGCCAAAGTGTTCTGGCGATTTCAGAAAGTACGTCACCGGCCAAATGGTCGGTAAGCCGTCCGACTGGACGGGCGCTTTCGATAGCGCGCTGTGACGCGACTTGTAGACTCGTACCCATGACAAACCCCCAACGCAACGCAACGAGACAAAAATGGAATTGCTCGGAAACATCACCTTCCTGATCGTGTTCGCAGCCGCAGTGGCGATCCTGCCGATCAAGTGGGTGTGAGATGAAAGGGTGGCGCAGACAGCCTCACCGGAGGGAGGGCCGTAGACTGCCTGCGCCGTGCGCGCTTGGGGTTGACGTTGGGGACGCGCGCAAGAGGAAAGTCGTGTGTCGGTTAACGTGCGCTGCGATGCAAACGCAACAGAATGTGAAACCTGTGGCGAAGTGTTCGCTGTCAGACTTAATGAAGATTTGGTATGATCTCCTGCCCGCGTTGCGGCCGCGGAAATGCGGAGGCCTGTACCATGGAGTTCGTTGGGAATATTGTGGATTTCGGAAACGCTCCCGAACTCCACATAAGCGACGTAGCTCGAATAGAATTGATGAGCGCCAATACCGTCAGAGTTACTTTTACAGTCCGCCATCGCAGTGCGGATCGACAGAAAACCGAAAATCGAATCCTGCTGCACCTCACCTTCGACGTGGCCGACTGGATGAGATTCGAACAGGCGTCCCAAGCCGCGAGATCTGCATTGCTTGGTGCGCCGCACGAAAAACTGTTTCCCCGCCCCCGCGTGCAGCATCATTAGCCGCCTCCGTCTTTCAGGAGTTCGGCAAGGTCGGGGCGAAGTTTGCCGGGAGGAATGCCCGTCTTGGCGGAGACGGTAGGGAGCTTGTCTGTATCAATCTTGCGCTCGGGATCGGTTTCCCAGCGCGCCCACGTCACTCGATCAACGCCGACCTCTTCCGCCGCCGATTTTTGCGTTTTCGGCGGGTTGAAGCTTTGGCGCCAGGCTTTGAGTGGGTGAAGTTGCTCCATGCTGGATATGTAACCGATCCGGTCACGTCTGTAAACCCCTTTTCGTAACCAGTCCGGTCATCGCGCCAATGCGGCAATTGAGCTATGTTACCGGCATGGTTACAAGAATCCGCCAGCACGCAAAGCCGCGGCTGTTCCTGAAAGAGCATCGGGAGGCCAAAGGCATCTCAGCTGAGGTGATGGCCGGGCGGCTCGGCATTGCCCGTGAGAGCGTTTACAGGCTTGAGCGGGAATGGCGGACCCGATGTACCCCCGACAAGCAGGCGGCTTATGCAGCGGCTCTACAGCTTGAACCAGAGGCCTTGTGGCGACCGCCGGCCACGCCGGACCTGCCGTCCCTCGACGCCATGGTCGAGGACCAGCCAGGCAACGTCCGCGATATGGCCGTGGACATCGTCCGAAGGCTTGTAGGAAAGGCCGGCTGATGGCCGCCAAGCAAAAGCGCCGCTGGTGGAAGGTGCCTTTGACGGTCTTGGGCTGGATTGCTGCTGCAGGCGTCTATTACGCGTTTTCCGATGAAAAAGGCATTCTGCCCGTCTGGCTCTATGTTGTGATTGCCGTTCTCGCGTTTAATTACGCGACCGCCACCATCATGGATAAGCTGGACGCGATCCTCTGGCGCCTTGAGGATGTCGAACGGCGGCTGCCTGATACCGATCCATATCTGTAAGTACCCCTCCGAGAATCAAAATCGCCTGTAACCTATTAGGATAATTCGCCTATTTAATTTGTGACCGTTCCGGCTACTTTTTCCTTCCTACCCTATTGCATGTTGTGACCGTTTCGGTTACATTCGCTCCATCAAATCGAGATGGAGCAGACAATGCCCGTTCGCGAAATCAAAACGAAGTACTTCCGGTTCCACCAGAACAACAGCGGTGGTTCTTTCGTCATCGACGATGCGCGCGGCCTTGGCGTCAACGTCTGGGTCGAAGCCCAGTCTGCTGCCGACGCAAACGCACGCGCAGAAAGCATCGGCATCTATTTCAACGGCTGCGACTCTGGAGCGGACTGCGAATGCTGCGGCGACCGCTGGTCTTCACAATGGCGGGACGAGAGCGGGGCCGACGAGCCCGAAATCAATCAAGAATGGGATTTTAGATGGCACGACAAGGTTTACGTCCACCACATTGACGGGACGATTGATCGCCTCGGTCGGGCGGAGGCCGCGTAATGCCCGCCCTCATCACCGAATACGCCAGCCGGAAAAATCATTTTTCTTCGGCAGAGGTCCAGTTCGATTTCGACTTCTACGATCTCGAAATCATTCCGGGCCTGTACGCCAACGGCACAGCGGAAATTGCCGTCCATGCTGACGGCGTGAACGACGACCCCGAGTTCTTCATCGGTCGCATCTTCCTTCATGGCGAACAGAACAAGCCGAAGGAAATCGAAGGTGACCCGTCGCTGGTAACCGAGCTTGAGCGGCAAATCTTTCTCGCAATCTACGACCGGCTGGAGAACGATTCCATGTGGTCCGACAAGATCGAGGACCGCGTTGCCTCTGCTCTTAGGGAGATGGCGTGATGGCAATCCTTCCGCTTCTTGCGGCGGCTCTTTCGCTGATCGCCGCCTTGATTCCCACCGGTCACCCGACGCCAGTCCTCGATGGCTTTCTGTATGGGCTCGCGGTCTTCAACCTCGGCGTCTTTCTTCTGGCGATGCGGAGTGATGCGTGATGCTCGATCACACCCGCCATCAATTCGATCTGGCAGAGGCCATTGGAGAGGTTCTGCATGAACTCGCTGCCTTGGCTTTCATCTGTTTCTTTATCGGTGTCGTTCTCTCTATTGCCGCCGTTTTATCGGGAGTGATGTGATGAAGAACCACGTTGATGATCCCGTGCAAGAGCAACAGACAGGCCGTTCCTCAACTGCTGCCCATACGCCGGGGCCTTGGGCCATCGGTCGGATCACCGTAGGCATGTGCAGCGATGCTGATGTCGTGCAGCCGAATGGCGATCTTGTCGCGATTGTCGCTGGCGGGAACTGGCTTCCCGACACGATCCCGGATGAAGTCGTTTCCGCCAACGCGCGCCTGATCGCAGCGGCACCGGACCTGCTTGCCGCCCTCAAGCACGCGCAGGAAGCAATGGCGTGGCACGGCGGTTGCGATTTTGAAGCCGCGGACGGCAAGCGAGCCGAAGACGTGATTGCCGCCGCCATCGCCAAAGCGGAGGGCAACCAATGACCGACGCCCAAAGCGAGCATGACATTCACACGCTCAACGTAGTCCTTGACGACTTGCTGATGGACTACGCCCACCCCATCGGACACACGACGCTTATTGAGAACGCGCATCTGATTGAAGATGCCGCCGACAAGCTCGCCCTACTCGTTCAAAAGCTGCGCTCGTCATCCACGGCGCATGTAGTCGATCTGCGTACATTGGAGCGTGTGTAACATGGACTATCAGACCGCACAGGAAGTGTTCGACGCGCTTTCGGCGCCCTTCCCTTCCGAGATGATCGACTGGCGCGTGGGCTCCACGAATAGCGACAAGACCAAGGGGCTTGCGCTGGCCTACATCGACGCCCGCACGGCCATGGATCGCTTCGATACGGTCTGCGGTCCTGACGGCTGGCAGTGTAACTACACGCCTGCGGCCAACATGCTGATCTGCAATATCGGGGTAAATATGCCCGGCGCAGGCTGGGTGTGGAAGTCGGACGGCGCTGGCGCGACTGATGTCGAAGGCGAAAAGGGTATGGCCTCCGATGCGTTCAAGCGCGCCAGCGTCCGGTTCGGCATTGCTCGGTATCTTTACGACCTGGATTCGCCGTGGGTTGCGATCGAGCCCATCGGCAAGTCATTCCGCATCGTCAAGACCGAGCGGGACAAGCTGAACGAGGTCCACGACAAGGCCGCGCAGAAGGCCGGTTGGGGCAACCCCACGGACGTTGCGACCTATCGCGTGCTGCTCGCCGTGGTGAATGACACGGTTACGCAGCCCAGCGATGTGATCGAGTTCCGCGAGAAATACAAAAGCATGATGCCGATGTTGCGAGTTGCGCAGCGGCGTCACCTTGAAACCGTGCTGGATCGTGTCGGCACACATTCGGAGGCTGCAGAGTGAGCAATTTTGACAACCGCAATCGCGGGTCGATCTGGAAGAACGACAAAAAGCGTGAAGGCAAGCAGGACCCCGATTTCACGGGATCACTCAACGTCGAGGGCGTCGAGTATTGGGTGAGCGCCTGGAAGCGCAAGGAGGGCGCGGCTGACAACGCCCCGGCCCTTTCCTTCACGGTCAAGCCGAAGGAAGCCAATAAGCGCACGATGCCGAAGGCTGACATGCGCGATGTTCAGGAGCGTCCGCGTGGCGCGCGTCCCTCTCAACGTGAAGCGATGGACGATGAAATCCCGTGGTAGCGAACACGCCACTTTCTGAGCAGTTTCGGCTCGCGGCCAAGGATTGGTGTCAGAAAGACGCCGCCGCGAACCTGAGAGAAGAAAGCAAGTCCGCGGTTCTTGCGCGCCTCATTGCCGCGCAAGGCGATCTGCCAGTGAACCGCGCAGAGACGAACGTGAAGGCTTCGAAGGAGTGGCAGGACTACATCAATGAAATGGTGCAGGCCCGCTCGGATGCCTCCGAGGCCAAGGTAAAGCTGGAATGGATACGGATGAAGTTCAATGAGTGGCAGTCCGCTGAGGCCAACAAACGAGCTGAGATGAAGCTGTGACATGCGCAAGGAATTTTCCCGCAAAACGAAACTCGAAGCCTGGGTCCGCGCGCAAGGCCGTTGCGAATGCTGCGGCATCAAGCTCGACGGCAAGCGCGTCGAATACGATCATATTATTGCTGACGGACTCGGCGGCGAACCTGTTGTTGGAAACTGTCGCGTTCTGTGCAGCCCATGCCACCTGGAAAAGACACGGGCCGATGCTCCGCGCATTGCTAAGACAAATCGCATCCGCGCAAGAGAAGCAGGCATCCGCAAGAAATCGAGATTCAGTTGCTCGCGTGACAGCAGGTTCAAGAAGCGGATCGACGGGAGCGTAGTGCTGCGATGAATGCTTGGGTCTGGTGGACTGGGCCGATGGAGCGGAAGTCGTGGGGCGTCAATTACGGACGGTTTGATTGGCCGTCGCGCTGTGAGTGGATGGTTCCAGGGACATGGCCCGGCGCATGGGAAGCCTGACGAACCTAGTTGAGGAAAGACTGATGGCTACTCTCGTTCGTGGTTTGCAACGTAGTTCTCAATCCAATTCTCCGCCTCGAAGCCTCACTAATCCCAAGGCGGAGAAAGGGACGGCAACTAGCCACTGCCGTCCCGCCCTTTCTTACGATAGCACGTCTCTGGATTCTAACACGTTGATTTAGAGGGAAAAGAGCATGTCAGTTCAAATGGAAAATTACGTCATGATCGGCGCGCTTCTCCCGTACAAAAATTTCCGAAGTGACCGGTTGGAGGCGTTCTTGGATGCTCCCAACAACACGCGGGACGGGCTGACCGTAATCTCTGATGGCATGAGCGGTCGCTACATCGCAGTCGGGAAGGTGCTTGCATGCGCGCCAGAGGGTGAAGGTTTCGATAGCCCCATCGAGATTAATACTCAGCCTTGGGAAGAAGACGAGGTGCGATTGAAAATTCTCGAAACTATCGGTCAGAGCGCGATGGATCATTTGCCAGCGAAAGGCTGCGCCACATTGGTCTTCACGCATTATCGCTAACCGCGCTCATGGCGTATCTCAAACCTAGGGGAAGATGATGAGCACACAAACCAACACCTACGGCATCATCGGCGTCAAACTGCCATACGACGCAATCGGTGAGGATGAGGACGAGCGTTTTGAGCCGTATATGGACAGCGCCTTCAAGGGCATCCAGCACCATGACGGCGTCTGCATCCTGAAGGATGGCATGAACGGCGAATACATCATCGCCGGCTGGGTGATCGCAAAGTCGGACGAGTACGGCCATCTCCCCGAGCCTGTCGCGTTCCCGCTGTTGTCTCGCAAAGAGAAGAAGGCTCTCGAGGGAAAACTCGCGGCGCTATTCCCGCAGCATCCGATCGTGCTGCAGGAAATCGTCCTGACGCACTACCGATAGCCCCTCCCCCTCGCTCAACGATTACAGGAGAGATTGAGATGGCCGACTGGCAAATCAAAATCGAGGCTTGGCCGCACTCAAGCGGCAACGGCGCCGACAAAGATCAGGCAGCCTGCGGCTGGCGTGAGAAGGAATTTGTTGTTCGCGCCGACGACTTCGATGCCGCTCACACTCTCGCGAAAGCCATCGTGGCGGGGGTCAGATCAAACCCCGCCGTTTGGCAGGCGCCGATCACCTCCATCGCGATGAAGACCGCCTAACTGCAGCAACGCAAGTTCTCTCAACTAAGGCACGACGATATTGAGCAGAATTGAGACCATAGCAGAAGGCGTGACGCTTTATCTCGGTGATTGTCGGGAGATATTGCCAAAGCTGCCAACGGTCGGCGCAGTCGTTACTGACCCGCCGTATGGTATGAATTTCCGTGTTGGTAATCGGTCAACAAAGCCAAAGCAGAAAGACGGCAACGTCTGGGGAAAGAATTGGAATGGCTTGATAGGCGACGACTCGGACTTCGATCCATCGCCATGGCTTGAGTTTAAAAAGATCGTGCTGTGGGGTGCCAACCATTACTGCTCTCGGTTGCCGTCTCACAACACCTGGCTAGCTTGGTTCAAGGGTGTGCCAGAAACATCAGACTACTCCGATTGCGAATTGGCGTGGACGTCAATCGCTGGCGGCGGCGTGCGGTCTAAATCGATCCTTTGGTCTGGGTTCCGCCGGCAGACGGAAGTAAGAGAACACTGGCACCCCACGCAAAAGCCTGTCGCGCTTATGAGCTGGTGCATCGAGCAAATCGGTGCAGACGGAATCATCCTCGATCCCTTCATGGGGTCGGGGCCAACCGGAGTCGCCGCCGTCAAGATGGGCCGGCAATTCATCGGCATCGAAATTGATCAAACGTACTTTGACACCGCATGTCGCCGGATCGAGGCCGAAGCACGCCAATTCAGGCTTTTCGATTTCGAAGATGCGGTCTCTTTATCGAACGGAGAAACGAAATGAACTCTCTTTCGTGGTTCCTCTACGCTACCGATGTGGTCGGGTCACTCAATGCCGCGACCTTCGCCGTCGCCGCCGCGTCCGGGGTGGGGATGGGCGTTGCAGTCATGTGGGCGTCTTTTGTGATCATTGATGCCCGCACCCGCGAGGAAGAAAACAAGGTCCGAGAGGCACGCGGGCTGTGGCTGTGGCGGCTGGCAATCCTATGCATCGCCTCCGGCTTCCTGTCCTGCCTGTTCCCAAGCAAGAACACGATGTACGCGATTGCCGCTTCTGAAGTCGGCGAGAAGATCGCCAAGAGCGAAGCCGTTCAAGAGATGGCTTCCGACGCCACCAAGGCACTGCAGCAGTGGATCAAGAAGCAAATCGAGCCGGAAGCGAAGAAGTGACGGATAGAGATGGAAATAGGTTAGACGGAGATTGAACGATGCGCCTGAATTTCGACTGGTGGCCGCTGATGCTCAAGAGCAACCACGAGGCAGTGCGCCGGGAGAATTTCAATTTGCGCGGAGCGCTCGGGGCGGCCAATGCCGAGCTGCGCAAGCATCGCTTGCTGATCGGCTCGCTCCGCCAGGGGAATGAACAAGCCACTGCGGCAGTTGAGCGCGCAATGGCGAAGACAAAGTAGGCGGACATTCTATGAGCAACACCCCGCGCACTACGCAGCAGGAAGAAAGGCCATCCGGCCACGCCGGACCCGGACGACTTGGCGGTCATAAGTGCGAGGCCAGAGGGCCTCTATATCGGAATGCCCGGACGCGGGCGGCGCGCGGAAACATCACATCTTAGGATCAGAACATGGCTAGCGGAAAGAAAGAGACCGACCCCGAGACGCTCGCGCGCTATTGCGATCAGTTTAAGTGCGGCGCTCAGAAATATTACGACGCCGGCCCAACTCGAAACGACATGTGGTTTTTTGAACTCTATCACCACTTGTCCGACTGCGCCGATGCGCTGCGCGCACATATCAAAGGAGCGAGCGAATGAAGCTCGGTTGCGAACACTGCAAGGGCGGTCCCGAGCCTGGCTTTATCGAGACCGACAACAACGGTCCGATCCTCGCCTGTCTCGCCTGCAATCCGACTGGCGACAAAGATCGTGCCTGGGATCGTGCGGAAGCGCAGCGCGACTACCAGCGCCAGCAGGGCGTCGAGATCATCAGCCAGCGCAGCCAGCAGATCGGCGGCGTGACCGTGAACTTCACTGTCGGGCGCATCGGAGCGCGGAGACGATGACAGAGCAAACTTCACGCGACCAAGTAATGATGAAGGCGCTGGAATACTGGCGCGAAACCTTGGTGGAAAATGCTGCGCTGCGCGATGCCCTCGCCCAATTAGTCGGGTGGGTGGAGGAATGCGGGAGCGCACATGAGGGGCGAGAATATGCGCTGACCGAGGCCCGCGCCGCGCTCAAGGGCTTGCGGCTCGTTAGCACAGACGGTGAGTCGTCACACAAAGAGAAGGACTGAAACGATGAGAAAGCCTCGGAAGCAATACGCCTTCGCCGCTGTGTATTCCGGCGATCCGAACTTCATCTTGCCGTGGACCGTATGTTCACAGGCCAAGGACGTGCGTAAGCGGGTGGCAGAAAATTGGCCCGATGACGGCGGGTGGGAAGCAGCAAAGGCTAACGGCTATCGCGTCGTGAAGATCGAACTTCGCGCCGCGGGGTAGAGATACCTAGTCTGGAAACGGAGCGAACACGATGACCACCTACGTTTCTTGTGACAAGTGCGGCACCATGTCTCTCAAGATCTGCGCGGACGGCTGGCGTACCAAGAACGCCGATCAGCACGAGTGCGCTCGCTGTGCCGCCGAGGACATTGTGAAGCGGACAAGGCGCGAAAAACACGAAGCGGAAGCCACTTCTAACTGATGTGGAGATTGTGATGCGAGCTTTTGATCCTGTTTTCCTTGGAGGCGCGATCCGCACGCTGCACGCGCCGCGTTGGAAGCTGTGGGCGGCAAAGCTGTTCGGCGAACGCATCGTTGGCGCCGACGCCGATTACGAGGTCGTCGGCTATATGTGGCGCGGGAAGATGTACGTCACCGACGCCGGCCGCACCACTGAGCCGAGGTAACTGCACAATGCGAAGCAGATGTATCGCCAAAATCTACGAGAAAACTCCTGGCAAGAGACTGCTCTCTAAGCGCCAATGTTCAAGACGCTCAATCGTCCAAGAGGGTTATTGCCGACAGCATGCCAAGGAAATGATGAAACTGGGGAAGATACCGGAGAGAAGAATATGACAGAGTGGAAAGGTTCAGGGCGAAAAATCATGGACGT